CTCAATGTAGAAATGCTCTGCCGTGTGAGCCTCTGCAAGCCATGCGTATAGGCGCATCTGGATAGCATAGGCGCGGCGGTTGAAGTTGCTCCTTATGCCAAGGAAATCAGACGTTGTCTTGAGGTCTGTGACGTAGCCGGGGCGGTAGAAATCCAGTAGGCCCTTCCATTGCACTCCAAATGCCTCTGCAACGAACGCAACCTGCTTGTCGCTACCCTTGACTATCTCCACGAACTGCGTGTGCTCACGAGCCGCTGAGACGGCTTCTCGCGCACGTTCGGCAAGATCGGCAGAAAGCATACGCCTCTTCTTCTCTTCGCCCATGTTAATCATCCTGTAGTTAGAGCAGTATGGCTGAAACTGCTCAAGGAACTGGGCTACTGCTTTTTCCCCGCTGTTCTTGTAATGGTTAGCGTGGGCTTCCGTAGGGTCTACCCCTGCGATGATCTCATCACACACAGCCTGTTGCAGAGGTGTGTTGGGCGTGTTGATGTCGCGTGTCCATACAGCAAAGCGATTGTCAAACTCCTTTGGCTCTGTGATAAGGCAGTCAATGACGGAGCCGAGTAGCATTGCATCGGACTCTACGTAGGAGCCTGCTTTTTTCTGCGCCATGCCATAGGGCTGACCACGGTCAATGTACAGGGTACGCAGGTCCGTACTGCTGTAAGCGTCAATGGCAAAGTACTCCTCTTGGCTGATGTCAAGCCGCTGTATGTTCTTGAACGGGTTTCCGCCTATGATCTCTTCAAGCTTCATTAAAAGCACCTCTGATTTTGTTTACTTAGTTGAACTTGACTGATCGTCCCACCACTGCTTTAGACCAGCATTCTTAATTGGGTTGACACCAAGTGCCTGGCACCAACGAAGATAGTCAACAGGATGCCCCGGTGCAAATCGTTCTGTCTCCCAGTCCTTAATCGTGTCCCTGTGCTTTCCCACTTTATTTGCCAGCTGACTCCTGCTCATCTCTTGGCGCAGGCGCTCAGTCCACAGCTCTTTTGCATCAATCATTCTTTCCCTCCATATAGTGTGCGATTACTGCTCTTCCGACAAGGTATCCGACCTGTGGTACGACGGCATTTCCATATCCTTTAAGTGCGCCCACCCTATCGGAAACCCCATAAGCCATGCCACGAAAATCGTACTCAGTCTCCACCCATTGTACTGACTTTGATGCGCCCCTCTTTTCTTTGACGCCTTCCTGCTGTTGCTTCCCCCGGCGTCTGCCCCTGAAGCGTTCGGCGTTGACCACATCATTTTTCTTGCCACCTGTGTCTCCAAGTTTGGATTCCTGTGACTGGCTGCTGTTGACTCCGTGAAGTCTGCTGCCATTGCTTGATTCGCCCTTGGTGTTGCCCATCTGTCCACCTGTGTCGGAAGCTCCGACTGCCTTCCGCCCCTTTCCTTGCAACCAGCTCCGCTCATCCCCTTCCAGTCCCTCGCCGATGGTGTTGCCCATTTTGAATGAGACTGGCCATGGCTGTCCTTTTGGTCCTCCGAACCAGTCCGGCTGTGACACACCCGCCCCAGAAGGCCGTTGTCCTCCACGTTCTTGCAAGACTTCCCGTCCTTGTGGTCGCGGGTCGTTGGCGTGGGCCACGATGAACACTCTTTCTCTAATGTGCGGGGCACCCACGCTTGCCGCTGATATAGTTTGCCATTCCGCATCATACCCGATTTGGGCAAGGCTTCCGAGTACAATGTCGAGTCCTCTATGAGTGAGTGCTGGTACGTTTTCAGCAATGACGTATCTGGGTCGAAGATCGCGTATGACGCGCCACATCTCCCACCAAAGACCAGACCTGGTTCCCTCTTGCTCAGATAGGTCATAATCAATTCCTCGCCCAATGCCGGCCCATGATATATCTTGGCAGGGGAATCCGCCGGCGATGACATCAACAGGAATAACTGTGTCTGCTGTGATTTCTCTGACATCGTTGTATATCGGCACCTCAGGCCAATGATGTTTCAACACCCTCTGTGGAAATTCCTCAATCTCGCAAAACCACTTTGTCTCAAAACCAGCCCATTCAAGACCGAGGTCCAGTCCACCTATGCCACTGAACAGGCTTCCTACTGTCAGTCCCATAGTATTACCTTACTTGGCTCTGTTTCTAATGCGCGGCATAACGCAACTATCGTAGTAAGGCGTGGACTGACGCGACCACACTCGATGCGGCTTATGTGATCCTTAGTTATGCCAATTTCGTCTGCCAGCTCACGCTGACTGTATCCAAGTGCGTAGCGACGCAAAATCAAATGTGCTGTGTTAATCATACCGTGAAAGACCCCCGACTTATTTTTGTTTGTTTTTACTGTTGAACCACATAGATGGTCTTCTGCTCATCTTCGTGATATGGCACAAGCCGTGCCGTTTGTGGCTGATAAACAAGTTGACCTCCACCGCGAGTGCCGCCACGATGCTTCTCAATCGCCCAGTTTACAACTCGAGACGGATCGCCGTTTGGTAGGTCCTGATCGCGCCATAGAAACATAACGACATCGCTGTCTTGCTCAATGGCACCCGACTCACGAAGGTTCTCAAGCCCCGGTCGCTCAGTAGCCTTAATACGGTTGAGCTGCGAAAGAGCAATGACTGGAACCTTCAATTCCTTCGACATCTCCTTCATGCCACGGCTTATCTGCGCCACCTCCTGCTCCCTGTTGGCACTCTTTCCAAGCCCAACGCCGTGAGCAAGCTGTAAGTAGTCCACAATGACAAGGCCAATGTCGTGCTTCGCCCTCATCTTTCGGGCTACACTGCGAACCTCGTGGACCGACAGACCTGGTCTATCGTCTACCCATAAAGGTACGCGGGAAAGCTCGCCGCTTTTTTGTGTAAGGGCATACCAGTCCTCCTGCTTTAGGTTGCCACGCTTGGCCTTGTATGCGTTCACACCGGCCTCGGGCATCAGCCTGCGCTCCACCAGTTCCTCGGCATCCATCTCCATGGAAAAAACGAGCGTTGGCACCAGGCTGTCAAAGGCAAAGCCGATGGCAAGAGCAGTCTTACCGACACCCGGCCTCGCCGCCAGCGTGTAAACCTTTGACCCCTGCCACCCAAGCGTGATCTTGTCTATATCTGGAACGCCACTGGTAACGCCAAGCACCTTTCCAATCGCAGCACGCCTCTGTGCCTCCTCCAAGCCCTCCAGAATCGACGATAACACTTCCTCAGTAGGTCTTACCCCGGAAATACTTCCGTGCGTTCTGAGGGCAAATACGTGGCTCTCGGCGGCCTCCCTGATTTCAATGGTGCTTGCAGTAAGGTCTGATGCATCCCTTAGCATCTGCGTAGCCGCCTCAACGATGCCCCTGCGCTCGTAGTAGTCACGAACGATCTTTGCATTAGCAGAGGGGTCGTGAATGGTAGAGGCATTGTCAGTCAGCACACGAAACACGGTCTGCGTTTCTTTTCCGTCACGGCGCATCGAGTCTGGCAGGGTAACATGGTTGATCGCCTCCCCACGGTCGTACATATCTGAGATATGATCATAGATGGCGCGAATGCCCACGTCGTAGATCATGCGCGGCGGCACCAGGTCCAACATCTCGCCAATGATGTTTGGATCTTCAATCGCAGATGCAACCAAAGCCTCTTCTGCCTCAAGGTCATATAGGATCATCGTAGGACATACCCCCTGTCAGTTTTTTTCCACTTACTGGTGTCGATCATGCCCGTCTGCGGATCTCTTACGCTCTCTTCTTTTTGCGGCGGCACGGGCTTCTTAACGGTGCCAAAGCGAATGGCATTGTTCTTCCACGTAGCGGCGGCACGCCTCCACTCCCAGTCGGCGCTTAGTGTTTTGCCGTTATGATATTCCAAGAACTCAATGGTAAGCAGATCCGATTCAGACTTGCCGAATCCCCATCCCTCAAAATACTCTCGAACGTCCTTGGTGATGCTACTGGGTTGATCAAGGTTTTCTGCTTGATCCTCCTTCGGCTTGTACACCTTTTCTTTATTCTTATAAGAGTCAGAGTCAGAGTCAGAAGGAAGTTTCTTGTTATTCTCTTGTGACTTCTTTTTCTGTCTATACTTTTTTTGGCGTTCCCGTGCATCTGAGCGGGTTTTTTCCTCCCTCTCAAGACGGCGTGACACGACTGTTACAATCGCCTCACCCGTAACGTAATCGTTATGCCACGTTACCTCGGCAACGCTGTGTCTTTCCAGCTCCTGTAGGGCTGACTGGACCTCCGCCATATCAAGGTGGCACATCCGTGCGATCTCACGCACCGTGCCTTCTACCTTGCAGTCAGACAGGTCGTGCATGGTCAGAATCATCTCCAACCATACACCGCGACCTGCCGCTGACAGCATAGCGACCTTCGGGTCCCTACGCCAGTCCCCCACGAAGAACTTGATCCATGCCAAGTTCTCAGCCATTTTTTAGCTCCTCAATAAGGTTTGAAATCGTCTGTGCATCTCCTTCCTTTGCCTTATCAATGTAGGCGGCTTGCTGTCCCTTCGGCAACTTCAGGATGAGGCTGTGCAGGAACTTCTTCTGCTTATCTGATGCAGCTCTTTTTCCGCTGCCCCCCTGCTGATAGATAGCGTTAGCCAACTCCTCGGCGCTGGCAAATTCCACCCCTTGCAGACCGGCTGAGATCGTTGCGAGACAGCGACCGATCGCCGAAGTCTCCGCATTTTCCATTGCTGAGGTACGGTTGATCTGACTGGCAGAGCGTTTTTCCTCGCCATGCCCAGTACCTACGACCATACCCGCAGGGTTCACGATTTCTGCCTTCATTACCACCGTGTCCTCATCGTGATGGATCAGCGTTGTGATGATGCCCCACCCATCGCTTACGGTGTACTCCTGCCTGAACTCCGAAACCCGCAGGGCTACGGTCTTATATGACTTGCCGTGAATCTTTACTATTCCGCTCATTTGCATACCTCCGATGTTGGTAGTCCGTT